GCCGCCGACGCCGTGATTCCGACCTGCGTCCAGCCCGACGGCGGCGTGATCGAGTGAGCTAGCGACGTGTTGGTGTTCATCGCCGCGACCAGCACGTCGCCCTCAGCTGTGCCGGAGGGCTTGCTGATCGTCATCGACGTGCCGCTGGACGGAAGCGCGCTGGCCTGAGATTGGTAGGTGATAGCCACTGATCAGGCCCCAGAAGCCGCGTATTCAATCGTTAGGGTTACAGTCATGTTCTGCGGCGCACCGGAAACCGCCGTTACAATCGGCTGAATATGATCGCCTGCCGCGAGCGAAACCGCCGTCGGGGTTGTTGTTGCCTGCGTTGTCGTTACAGAGATTCCTGTCATTCCGGTAATGTCGCTGCCGTTTTTCTGCAATTTCACGGTCGCGGACGTGCCGGCGCCGATCCGATACCGAGCCTCGATGATTCGCGCTGTCTGCCCGCTTGCGAGCGTCGGCACGATCATGCCGGGTATCACGTCGAGATTGCCGGACGGCACTTTGATCTCGCCGCCGACGGCCCAGGTGTGCGGCACGTTGAGCGTTATCGTGCGCGCCACAGTGGATTTTCCACTCGCACGCTGGTACGCGATGCACCGCCAGTTTCCGGAGCCAAGCGACAGCATCACGGCCACGTCACCCGCTGCTGTGGTTATGTTCGCTCCGCCCGGCAGAATCAGACTGGTTGCGTTGTGCGTGAACGTCAGCGCGCCGGCAAACGTCAGCGCGCGAATTGCACCGCTGGCAATCGTGTCGAATGCCGTGATCGCCGTGGTTCCGGTGATCGTGATCGCATTGGCCGCAGCAGCTCCGATATTCACGGTTGCGGCGCTCGCGAGCGATACAGCGGGCGCGTGGTTGATCGCCGCCGTCAGCGTTCCGCCGATGAATGGCACCCGCGCGCCGATGCGCACTTTCTCCGCTGCCACCCCAGACTCGACGCGGTAGTAGACCAGCTCGTCGACATCCGTCACAACAAAAAAATCGCCCTCCGCAGTCGCTGCCAGACCATCCACTGTGCTCGTGTAGAGGATGGATTCGGACACTGCGATGTCCCGCGCCGCCAAAGTTTCGTCGTGCAGCTCCTGAACGTGGCGGAGGTTATCGTCCACTTCGGCGTATTCGAGCTTGCGCTGGACGATACTGCGAAAAGTGAACTCGGCCATGTCAGGCGTCGGGTGAGTACATGATGAACGCCAGCGCGTAATAGGGCGGGTCTATTGGCGCGTTGGCATTGATGGCGTGGTTGTGCGCAATCGACGATGCATGGGTAGATGCTTTTTCGTATCGGTTCTTCTCTCTCGCTCCGCCCTTATGCGAGTGAGAAATCGTATTGGTTGTCGCAGCAGCGTTCACGGTGTTGTCGCCGTCCGCCGTACCCTCATTCCCGTTGTTTGCGACCTCCACGAAATGATCGCGCATATCGGGGGTGCCGTTGGCGCCGTCGCACAGCACCCAATCGGTCGGCACCGCTCCGCCCTCCCACAGTATGATCTGGCCTGGCACGATATTGCCGTTCCCCGTCGTCTGGTACAACGCCAATCGCCTGCGCCGTAGCCGAACGGTCACCTGCAACGTCGCAGAGTGATCATGGATCGAGCCGCCCTCAACGGTGAAGTTTTTGGGCTGCCATGGCAGGATCCGATCCCCAAAGAACGGGTCGGTGGCAATAACCACCCCCTCGGAATAATCCGGCCCTGGAATGTAGTCCGAAATGTGCCAGTGCCTGTCGTCAGCCGACCCAGTTGTGAGCGGCACCTGCTGGCTTGCCGAGCCCGCATTGCCGTTTTCCGCCGCCGCCTCCAGAACTCGCCCAGCCGCGGACACATCGCGACTCCACGCGTTGGTGCTGATTCCCGGCACGCCAAACACGGCACAATTCGGCGGCAGACTGGTTACCGACGCTGCTTTAATCAGCCTCCTGCGGACTCTCAGCGGGGTCAGTGCAACGCTACCTGAGTCGTAGCTGTGGTTGTGTACGGGATTCCCAACTAGCGCAGTCCCGTCCTCGCTCAGAGCAATCGAGGGCTCACTGGGGTAATCCGGAGTGGAGTTGCGGCGCGCATCGCGGAAAAAATACGTACTCAAATCTGGATTATGGGCACCGCCGTCGGTGGTCAGCCCGCTGAACGATACGTTCCAGTCTACCCCGCCGGTATCGGATTGAGCGTGTGTCCCGCCCGCTCCAACAATCATGCGGCCGTTCGCCGCAGTGAACTCCGCAAAGCTCTCCGGGATAGCGCCGCCCAGCCATAGGACGATCGCGCCAATCGGCAGTTGTGTGCTCTGCAAGAGCGACAGCTCGCCGAGATAGTGGTTAGGGTCGTACATCTCGCCGGATATCCGGTAACGCCCAGGGCCGGACATACCCACCTCAAGCACGCGCATGGGTAGTTCGGTGATCCCCCTCGCTGAGGAATCCAGCCGGATAACGTCGCCGACCTGGTAGGCGATGCCACGATCCGGAACATCGCACGATATCGTCACCCGCGACTGCATCCGGTTGAGTTTCGCCAACGCCTTGTTGTCGGCCTCAGCCGCCGATATCACGCCATCCATGCGCAGCGTGGTTGGTGTCACCGCACCACCGGCAAACTCCCGCCGCACCGAGTCGGTCGCCCAGGGCAGAGCATCCGTTCGTGGCACGGTGTAAATCACGTCAACTGATCGCGGTGCGTCTGCGGTATCCTCATGCCGCACAGACAGAGTCCCGGCTATCCACTCGCGCTCGATTGGCGTTGACGCAAGGTCTACCGCGCTGTCCCGAACCAACTTGATGTCGGCGCCTTCGTGAATCCAATAAAATTCGCCGTAGCTGGAAAACAGGTCCAGCCAGTCCGGAAGAATTGGTCTCGGGTTCTCCAGCACCAGTGCGATGCGCGAGAGCTTCGTGGTGCCGTCAGACAGCAGGCTGTCGCACCAATCTGCAACATCCTCGACATTCGTCGCGGTCAATCCCAGCCCGTAATCCGGATCCGATATCAGATCCGCCGTACACAGCGCGGTGTTGTCGCTGTAGATCGTGATCCCTGCCCGAGGATCAAAAACCTTGCGCCCGCGTATCGTCGCGCGCATCCTCGGCCAACCGCCCACATTTGCGGCACTGGTGATACGCAGCACCACGTAGGCGATTCCGCGCAAGCCGTTGCCTACATCGAATCGCAATGAATCGTTGTAGGCCACGATTGCCGAAGCCAGAGTAGGGTCCACGCCCTGGGTAGGAGTGCCGAGATAGGTGGTCACCGTCACGCCGGTGATCGTGCTGGCATCAACGTCGTTGATCTGCACCATCTCGATCGCGTCGATCTGGCCGATGCACAGGACATATCCCAGCACCGAATCCGAGCCGATCAAGCCCTGCGCGAACAGGTGGCCTGGAATGTTCGTGCGGCCATACACGATCCGCAGCAGCGCATCCTTTGCGGCCAGTGATACCGTGCGCTCGGTTGGATCGCGTGCGAAGCTGTTGAGCGCGCTGGATGTGATCCGCCCGCCGCTGGCAGTCTGGCCGCCGCGATATCCCGGTAGGCGCGGTGCAGTTGCCATCAGGCCGACTCAACCCGCGTCCCGCGCACCGTCACCGTGAGCCCGTACAGGGTCCCGGTGACGTAGCGCCGCGTCGGCCCGGCGATCAATTCCGCCGTGTAGTCGTGGCCGTCAAGCGTGAATGTGATCGGCTCCAGCTTGGCCTCTTCGGCAAAAAACCACTCCAGCATCTGCCGCTGCGCAACGGTCAGCACGTTCCACTGCAACGTCAACAGATAATAGGTCGCCCCGAACAGCCCCCGCCGATGCAGCACACCTGAATCAGATAGGTCCTGCACAATCCCGAAATCCGGATCGATCGTTGTGCTGAGCGAGGGCGGGATGGCCGACAAATCCAGGTGCTTGGCCATCAGAATGCCACCTCACTGCCGACAATCTCAACGCGGATCGAAGCAGGCAATCCTGCCGCCCACGCATTGAGCGAAGACACCAACGCCGTGGATTGCCGGCTGGTCTCCACCTGCTGTTTGGATACAGCCTCAACGGCCTCTGTCACAGTCTGGCGGATATTTTCCATCGCCCTATCCGTCGCGGCTTCGATCACATTGCCCACGGATCCCGGCACATCGGCGCGGCCGTCGGCCTCGATATTTTCCAGTGCCATGTTGAGGCGATCTTGTACCAAAGCTCCAACCTGTTCTGTGGTCGCCAGAATTTCGGCGCGCATCGCATCCTGGGAAGCCTCGCTCAGTGAGCTGTAGGCGTTCATCAGGTTGGCGTTGTACTCGCTGGCCGCAGCGGATATTGCCGCCGGGTCGTTCAGCGTGGTGATCATCTCCGCGACAGCATCGGCCTGCCGTCGGAAAAAATCGTAGCGCTCTTGCTCGGTTTTCAGTCCGTCGACGAAAATCGATTCATACGAATTCCCGAATTGATCGGCGGCCGATTGCAAGGCCCCCATGATCTGCCCGATCAGCTGCTGCTCTGTGGCGTAGCGCTCCTGCACAGCCGCGGTCAGGGCGGCGAAATCACCGGCACTGGCCGCCACCTCAGCGGCATTGACAATCGCGTCGCCTTGGTCGCGCCACAACTCAAACACGCTGCGCTGCGATTGTTCCCACGCCGCGACGCTGTCGCCGGTCATGGCCTGTTTCAGGCTATTTATCTGCGCGGCGAACGCCGTGATCTGTTGCACCTGCGCCGGCCCGACAGCCTGAGAAAGCTGTTGCAGCGAGCCAAGCCCGGCAAAAATACCGCCGGAAGCGATGCTATCCCGGATGGTCAGCAAGCCCTGATAGGCGTTGATCAGATCCTCGGCGGTGTCTCCTACCAGCGCGTCCGCCGCTGATTTGAGTTCGGAATCAAACGGTTCGCTGACCGCGTCGATCCACTTCCGCACGAAATCGCGCCCGGCGTCCTGCCCGGAGAACGAGCCGAACCCGGTGGCTCCACTCAGGTCAACAGATAGCCCTGAGGCACGGGTCAGGCTCGTCAACGCCTGATCGATCTGCGCGAACGACTCCACCAGTCCGGCAACGGCCTGTTGGCCCTCAGTACCAACACGCTGCGCCTCGCCGGCCAGCTTGAGCCCGCTGGCAGCGTCGCGAAGGTCAACGACCCATTTCGGTTCGGCCCTACTGGTGTCCGAACCTGCGAACACCGCCGCGCGCGTCTCCGGGCCGTCTCCGCCGAGCACCTTGTCGATGGCGCTCCCGACAAACGCTCCAGCAAATGCGCCCAGCGGACCGCCAAGTGCAGCGCCGCCGATCCCTCCAATCGTGCTGCCGAGCCCTGCTTCACCACCGAATACCGCAGATCCAAGCTGCCCGCCGGCAAATCCAGCGCCTGCGGATAGCAGCGCACCACCGACAAACCCGCCAGGCAGCTCCGCCAGCGAATTGGCCGCGTTGTTCAGCGCCAGTCCGGCGTCGGCCAGGACGCCACCCTGGGCCACAAGCTGATTCGAGAGATTCAGGACGTTGGCTTCCACGCCGGGAAACAACGAGCCGTTGGAGAAGATTTTTTCGAGCGAGCCGCCACCACCACCCAACCCCAACAGTTGCGACGCGCCGGACAGTATCGGCGTGCTCGATGTGCCGAGCCCTGTCACCGCCCCCACACCGGAGTTGAAAATTTCTCGCTTCATGCGCCCGGCCAGATCCGCGAACGCATCGCCCATACTGCCGGTCGAATCGAGGAATGACCCGAGAATCTCGGTAATCAGTCCTTCCCAAGCGTTGTTTGCTTCGAGTCGCGCGTCCTTCTCTTTCTCGATCTGGGTGATCAGCGCCTGCTCTTCGCGCACCTGATCACGGATAGCTTGAGTATTCAGGTCCCGGAGCTCGTGCCCGTCGGCGAGCAAATCGTTGATGATCCGCTGGGTTTCCTCGTCGATCTCTTTCTGTGCGAGGAATGCGTCATATGCGGCAGCGCCGCCCTTGATAGCGTCAAGCTCGGCGGTGAGCTGCTCGACGTTCTTCTTGTGCGCTTCGGTGACGGCGACCAGCGGATTGCGCAAGCTGGCCAGTTGCTCTTCCAGCGCTGCTTTGGCTTTCGTGAGTTCGTCCGTGCTTCCGCGCTCGGACTTGATCGCTTTTTCGAGCGTAGCAATCTGCGATACCAGCGTGCGTTGTTGAGCGAGCAGTGGATTGTTCGCGTCTACGATATCCTGGATCGCTTTCTGTTGTCGTTCTCGCTCGGCGTTCGCCTTTTTGATCGCGGCTTCGCTTGCTTTCGTCGACTCGGTAACGGTTTTGATGGCCGACGATTCCGTAGTAGCAGCTTTGGCAACCTCACCGGATTTAGCGATCTGCTGCGTCTGCGCCTCTAGCAGCTCTTTCTGACGCTCGGTCAGTGAGGCTAGTTCAGCCTCCAACTGGAGTTCCTGGTCGGATTTTGTATCGCTACCGAACCACGCGTTTTCGCGCCGCTCGCGCAGGTTTTCGAGAGCTGCACTCACCCGGTCGATCTGGATTTCAATCCCGGCGACGGTGCTGGCATCACCACCGAAACCAAGCGCTGCTCTCAGCTCGCCGAGAAATTCGACCGCCTGCGGTATCTCTTTGACGAATTCTGTGAGACTGTCTGCGGCACTGGTAATAGCGGGTGCAAAGCTCGTCGCAGCGGCGTTGGCCAGGCCGGTGAACGATGACGACAGCCGGTTCATTGCGTCCACGGCGTCGGACGCCGCCTGAACCTGTTCCTCGGACAGCGACCGTCCCAGGGCGCGCGCCTCTGCCCGCAGCTTCTCCATGCCGTCGGCGCCGAGTGCGAGCACATTCACCAGCGACTGGTTGGCGCGGGAGAAAATGTTGGCCGTTATGGCGTTGCGCTCGGCTTGGCTCGACACACCCTTCATCGCCTCGGCGATGCGGGTGAACGCCTCGTCGGGCTTGAGTGCAATCAGATCCTCGACGCTGAGGCCGAGCCGTTCGATAGCGTCCTTGGCCGCTCCGCTGCCCTTGACGGCAACTTCGCCAAGACGCTTGGACATCGTTTCGAGGCCAGACGATAGATTGCTGGCTCCCGATCCAGCTTGCTCTGCGGCAAACTGCATCTCGGATAATGCGCTGGACGATATTCCCAACTGCTGGGCGAGGTCGCCGAGCTCATCTTGTGCTTTGAGTGTTTTTACCGCCAGCGCGCCAACAGCCGCACCAGCCGCCGCGCCGAACAGGGCAAACTGCTTGCCCATGCGCGCCAGGTCGGCGCCAGTGACCCCAAGATCACGCTGGAATTTTTGCAGGCCAGTCTGCGCCTGCTGAATCCCTTTGAAAAACCTGTCGGCATTCAGCGATAGGGTTGCGACGAGGTCGCCGATTACAGCCACGCGGTTACCTCTTCGCTCGGAGTTTTCTGGTCATGTCAGCCGCCCCTTTCACCGCCCCCTCCTCCAGTTTGCGGCGCTTCGCCCGGTCTTCCTCGCGCTCGTTTTTGACCTTGAAGTACGCCTGCCACTCGATCAATTCGGTTGCGCTGGTGGTGGCAAGCAGCTCTTCAACGGTCTTGTGCAGCAGCTCCGCGAGCTGGAAGTAAAAATACCGGGAGGGGCGGTCCCTCAGCCCTTTTCCAGCTTCTCCACATCGTCGGCGCCAAATCCGTTGACCTTCAATGCTTTGTTGAAGATCCGAGTCAGGGCGCGTGCTGATTTCCCGCCGAGTGCCTCGATATCCTCGGAACTCCGAAACAGCCGCTCGCCGCTCGCGTCCACCACGGTCAGCGCTGCGAGGTAAGCACGGACGTTAGACAACTTCTCGGCATCGCCACTTGTCATGCGCGCCTCGAACTGGTCGCGCTCCGTGCCTCTCATAACGCGGACGTAGACACTGCCGCCCCACTCCGGGATTTTGAGCTCGACAAGGCCAAGGTCATCCGCTTGCAGAATCTGATCACGCGACAGAATACCCATTACGCCACCGCCCGGGCGAGTGTGCCAGCCGACACGATGGTGATCGGCGCGGTAGCCAGATCGCCGACCGACTGCCCGACCGGGTTGTAGCTGCTCAGCATCCCGGTGCCGGTGTACTCTGGGTTGTTAGTGCCTTTAGCCGCAGATGTCGGCCGGAATACCACCGCTACCTGCGTGCCGACCAGCGGGAACATGATCGAATCGATCTCGGTCGCTGCAAAATCGTTTGCCACTTCCAGATCGAGCGACCAAGTTTTGAGACCGCCCAGGTTCGTGCGGGTGCCTTGAGCCATCGTCGTGTCGTCCACCTCTTCGGCGGCGTAGTTCAGGGTCACCGTGCGAACGTGGTCGGAGATATCGTTACCGCCGACTGAAACGAAAGCATCTGTCAGTACCAATTTGCTCATTTTTCAACCCTCATCGGTTGTCGAGAATTCCCAGCAGAACGACGAAATCAAACTCAGGTGTCGCGCCGCCGATAGTGTAATTCACGCGCCACCAGTTGTCAGTCACTGGCCCCGCGAGTTTCTTGAACTGCGAGCCCTTGGCTGTAGCCTGGTCGAACGTGATCCGCGTGGTCGCTGAGAGCATATTGCTGGCGTCGTCACTCTCGATGGTGAGATCCAGCGTCGGGGTGCCGCCTGCTTTGGTCACATGCAGCGCCGCGAACAGAGTTTGCGACCCACTTGCCGCGCCGACCTGAAACGCTGTTCCGAGGCCGGTAGTGAGGATGCCGGCCTTGTTCGCAAGCAACATCCCCCGCACAAGCCGATCACGGGCACCGGCCTGAATGGAGTAGGCCAGCAGCTCACCAACAGATGCCCCCGGGTTGTAGCTGCCGAGAACCGAATTCAGCGAGAACCCGATGCTACCCTCGGTGGTTTTTGGCGCGATGGTAATTACCTTACCGGCTGCGCCCATCTGGTCGAAAAACGCCGAGTCAGGATCCGGAGCTTGAAAGAACCCGTCAGCACCCATTGCCGCAGTCAACAATCCGCCGACCATGATGCGGGTGTTATCCGCCAGCGTGGTGCCGTCCAGTTCCTCGGCGCCGTAGTCGATGCTCACGGCATTCGTCGAGTCGCGGATAGCCTCCCCGTCGAAAACGATCAGGGCGTCACTCAGTACTGTTTTCGCCATTTTCCTTCACCTCGGTTTTTCGACCCGCTTGCTTTGTCGGCTTCACGGGCTCGATGTGTCCAGATCGCAGCAGAACAGCAGCTTCGCCATCGTCGATATCGTACACCTCTCCCTCGCGGCGAATCCCGCTGAGGCCAGCGATTTTACCGCCGTGCTGTTTCAGCACCTTGTATTTCATACCGCCTCCCGATAGATCACGTTGCAGTCGGTTATGGCCTGATAGGCTCCCACAGCATCTTCCCAGATTTCCGGCCCGTCGCCTTCCATGAAGATGTCGAGGATTTCCACGCCGGAGAAAACACCCCGAGTGCGCTGCATCGCGTCTCGAACACGCTCCGCCAGGTTGTTGACCTCGGAATACAGTTTGGCCCAGCTCGATACCTGAACGCGCTTCTCGGCAATCCCAGTATCGTTGCCCATCACTGAATGCCGCAATGCGGAAACCCGGAAGTAGGTCAACGCCGGATACGTCGGGTCCTGCGGCAGCTTCACCGGATAGATGCGGTTCGACACCACGCCGGAAACACCGGCATCGCTCGATAGCAGGTTAAACACCGCAGCCTCGACGGTCATGCCTTACCCTGCTTCACGGCCTTGTCAAAGCGCTTGCGGATGTACGCGGCCATCGCATCGGCAACCTTGCCGCGGCTGTTGTCGATGCCAGGACGCACGAACGGCTTGGCCGACATTTTCACCGTGCCATATTCGAGGAAGCGCCAGTAAAACGCATCGTACTGCGCACCGGTCCCGCGCTCGACAAAAACAAACGCCCGCAGATCATCCCCTCTGGCAGATGCACGGCGGTGTTTGATCGCTCGAACAATGGTTCGGCTCAGCGGGAACCGTGCCCGCGCGTTCATGCGAATCTCATCGCGCACAAGTTGCGCCGCTGCGGTCGGTGCGCCGTTCATGGCGTTTTTCGCCAAGCGCTCAGGCAGTTTGCCCAGCAGCTTGAACATCTCGTCGAAGCCCTCAAGTTCCAGGCTCGCGGCACTGGTACCGCCGGCTACCCTCACAGGAGTTCGTGCCATTACTCGCTCCGCGCCGAAGCGTCGATTTCCAAGCCCTCACGACGCCCGACCTCGCGCACGTCGTGAATATCGTAGTCCCGCCCATCATAGACGATCCGGTTCAGCGTAGTCACGTCCGTCCGGTAGCGGGTTCGGAACGTCACAACCGCTTTGCCGACTACCTGTCGGGCGGTAAAACTCTCACTGCCGCGCATAGGCACAATGCGCGCCGGAATGGTATCGTCGGTGTGGATCTTGGCCCATGCGTCCACGGGCTCGCCAAACGCGTTCTGGGTCGGCGTTTTCGCCTGGATGATGATCGATCGGTCGAGGTTGCCGGCGCGCATACCCTATTTTACCCCGTAGTGCATGGCATCATCGCCGATCCATTCGCGCAGCAATCGCCCATCCGGGTCCGGCGTGCCGCTCGATGTAGTCTCGGATGCGCCCTCGCACGCTGGTCAGCGGCATTTTCACCGGGCCACCCTCGGGAACACATCCAGCGCGCCACCGCGTGTGGCATTGCGCACCACCATTCCGGCAGCGGCAATCTCCGGCGCCGCCTTGCGCCAGTGCTCAAGCCATCTGCGATATGGGCGCGGGTTATCGCAGGCGGATGGGTGCTCACCGAAACAATGCGATGGACCACCGGGCTCTTGGCCGCAGTCGAACCCCAGCAGCACGGCATCGCGGCAGCCGTGGATGTAGGCCAGGTTCAACGCCTGGAAGCCGGAATTCCCGCCGTAGGCGATGGCGTTCCCGGTGTCGAATGCCGGCGGGCCGTAGTGACCGGGTATGTGGTGCAGTCCGTATTTGGCAGCCGCTGCGTCGCACGTTGTCCAGCGTTCCGCAATGTGGCGCGTTGATGGCTCATGCACGTCGTACCACTGTTCATCGCACGCATACAACAGATCAACACGATAACAGTAGCGGTAGGCGTCGTTCACGGCGTAGACCCTGCGGCCCACCGACCACCATTCCACGTCATCGCGCGTCAGGCTCGGCCCAGTCGCAACGATCAGAGCGCTAAACACCCAAGCACCGCCGATGAAAGTGCAGCAGGCGTTCGACGGTGGGATTCACCGCCGCAGTCACGCCGACGAATTGGCCCTCCCGGTTCTCCCACAGGTCGCCGAGCGTCAACAGAATCGCCGCGCGGATGTCCTGATGCGGCAGCATGAGCGGCGAGCCGATCATCATGCCGGCCTGGTAGGTGATCGTCACCGCTCCGGGGATCGCGCGCGTGGCAGGCCACGATTCGCCGAAGTCAGGAAACAGGATGTCCGACAACGGCAGACTGCGCGCCACATATTTCCCGCTGTCGACCGTCTGCACGATGCCGTCGGTATCAATGTAGGTCACGCTCGTTACGCTGATCAGTGGGCCGTCTGGCAGCGCGATAATGGACGGCGGGAACGCGTCCAGTACCAGCGTTCGCTCTTGTACCACCACCGAAGCATTGAGGTATTGCTCTACGGTCTGGCGTGCGGCTGTGATGTACGCAGGCAGGTCGACGATGTACGGATCGTCTGAGTCCAGCCGCAAATGACTCATCGCCTCCGCCGTGGTGATCGGTTCCATCAGAGTTTGGGATGCCGCTTGCGATGATATTCAGGCACGTCCTGTGTCACCGGCGCCTCTTCAATCAGCTTCGCCAGCCCTTCCGCTTCGAGCTGAGCCACATATCCCTCGGCGACCTCGAACACGTCACCGGCCGACACCGTGCCCCACACAACCGACGAATGATCGCGCAGGCATTGCATTTTGGTCATTCGCAAACCCTCAAAAAAAGCGCCGGGTTTTACCCCGGCGCACAATGGGTTAGACCGTCAGGTTTCCGTAGCGGGTCGAAGCAGGACGGATGGTAGCAAGCGCTCCGCGCTTCTCGCTTCGCAAAGTCACAAGATTGCGCGTGAAGTCGTCGTTGACATAGCCCACATCGATCACCGTGGTGGACCGCTCGATGTACTCGTATGAGGTCGCGAAGTCGGCCACCAGCAATTTGCCGGACGTCATCGAGTTGGTCGCCACCACCGGCAGGCCCCACATCATCGGAGTGATCTGGCCGAACGGATCGCCTACCAAATACCCACCGTTGACGCCGTCCTTGAGCCGTTCGATAGCGCCCCAATCCGCCGGGTTGAGCAGGATGCCAGTCGGCATGTAGTCGGCGCCGAGAATGGCGTATTTCGCCCGGTTGATCGAGTCGATGGCCGTGTCGCCAGAGGTCGGCGTGAACGCGGTGAAGTTGCCGCTCGCCGTCATGCCGCTGATGTTCTGGCCCGAGCCGTTGCCCGCCACGATCTGCTGTTCCTCGCGCAGCTCGACGCCGTAGCGCAGCCGGTTGTCGATATACGCGCGGAGGGCAGGAGCGTCCGCCAGGATCTGGTTCGACGCTTTAATCCAGTGGGCGATGGTGCGGATGCTGACGGTCACGTCCTCGAACGTCAGCGTGGCTTCCGGCTTGAGGGCACCCTCGGCGGTCTCGGCAGCAGCATTGGTGAACACCAGCTCACGCACGAACTGCCATGCGTTGCTGTTCGTCGGCACCGTCGGGATCAGATCCCGGACTCGCAGGGTTCGGAATGCACCCGGCACGATGCCGGCGCGGCGATCCCTCGGCACCAGGGTGTCTTGGTTCTCCAGCGGGGAACCTCCCTGCCCGGTCAGCGTGTTGGCCTCGACTCGGAGCTTGAAGCCATTCTGCGGGGTCTGTCCGGCGTGCAAGCCAAGCGCCTTGTACTCCGCCGACGCCACCACGATGGCGCCAATCGACGCCAGTGGAACGCTGTGGTGGTCGCGCAGCGCGAAGTCCGCCACTTTCTGCTCGATCTCGATGAGATTGGCAGCGACGGAATTCGCCTGCTCGATGGCCTTGTTCGCAGCCGCAAGCGCGCCGGCGACGTCTTTGCCCTGCGCCGCCATGCTCTCTTTGATCGCGGCAGCGGCCTCGGCGGTGGCGGAGCGGAATGCCTTGAACTCCGCTTGCCACTCGCCGAGCGCCTGGGCTACCTGCGCCGATACGCTGCTGCCTTCGGCATACACCGACAGAATCCGACCACGGCCGGACATTTTGGGGATAACGAACTTGCTCATTTAATTCACCATACGTTGATGTTCAATTGAGACCTGTGCGGAGAACCGCCAGGATCGTTTCTTCGTCAGCGCACGGCGTGACGTTGGAGGTAGCGCCCGGCGTACCCCCGTTCACCTGGGACAGAAGCGCACGGCGTTCCGCCCTCGGAATTCCTTTCTGTGCCAGCTCTACGTCGAGCCGGCGGAGCGCGGCCATGGCGGCTGGCTCTTTGGATTCTGCAATCTGGTCGCTTGCCAACAGCTCATCGGCAAACCCATTCTCGACGGCCTCGGCGCCGGAGAAAAACGTCTCGGCGTCCATGAAATCGGCGATCTTGTTGCGCGCAATGCCCGTCCTGTCGGAGTAGACGCCGGCCATCGCGGTATCGAATTTCGCGAACACGTCCGCAGCTTCCCGCATATCGTTGGCGTTGCCCATCACAAGTCCGTGCGAGTTGTGGATCATGAGAAACGCGGATTTGCCGATCTGCAACGTGTCGGACGCCATGGCGATCACGGATGCCGCGGAAGCCGCCAGCCCAAGAACTCGCGCAGTAACCTCGCCGTCGTGTTCGCGCAGCTGGTTGTAGATGTTCACGCCCGCGAAGAAATCCCCGCCGCGTGAGTTGATGTTCAGCGTCACCGGCCCTTTGCCCATCCTGCGCAACGCAGCGCTGATCAGCCGTTCGGTGACTCCGCCGGATTCGCTGAAAGGATCCTCGCCGATGTATCCGTAGATGTTGATCGACCGCTCATCCTCGTGCGCAGCCTTCACCGGGTGCCAAAGACGGGCCGTCTCTGTCGGCGGCTCCCAGTCTACCGGAAACGTCGGCGCGAACGCCTCAATTCTGGGAAGTTTGCGTAGCGCCATCTGCGCCTCCAACGGGGATCATTTGCGACTGGTCGTAGGGGACTGCGCCAACGCCGTTCGGGTATGGCGGCAGTCCATCGAATCGTTTGCGGGCCTCGTCCATAGTCAGCAGTTTACCACTGATCGCTTTTGTCATGGTATCAACCCGCTGGCCCTCATTGCCGCGCAGCAGGGACGAAAAGTCAAACTCGACCGCGATCCTCCGCCGCTCGTCCATCGTCAACAGCCACCGGGACAGCGAAGATTCCAGGCGCTCCAGCAGCGGCCGCAGGTTCAGCGCGTAGAAGCCTTCCTTGATTTCGCCAATGCCGGAACCCCACACGGTCGTGGCCGACGTGTCGTTGATCAGCAC